GTTAGAGGTATGTCCTTCAACATTCTATTCCTTGACGAGTTTGCATTCGTCCCTAACCACGTCGCAGAACAATTCTTTGCATCAGTATATCCTACTATTACTTCTGGTAAATCAACTAAAGTCATAATTATATCCACTCCTAATGGCATGAACCACTTCTATAAGATGTGGGAAGATGCTAGAAACGATAAAAACGGTTACATAACAAACGAAGTACACTGGTCACAAGTACCTGGCAGAGATAAGAAGTGGAAAGAAGAGACAATAAAGAATACATCTAAGAGACAATTTGCACAAGAGTTTGAATGCGACTTCTTGGGATCTGCTGATACACTTATCAGTCCAGCAAAATTACAATGCATTCCTTTCAATGACCCAATTAATTCAAATGCAGGACTTGACGTTTTTGCGAGAGCAGAAGAAGATCACGAATATATTATTACTGTCGATGTTGCCAGAGGAATTGGTGGCGACTATAGTGCTTTCATCGTGTTTGATATCACCACTCTCCCGTACAAGATCGTTGCGAAGTACAGAAATAATGAGATTAAACCTGTACTGTTTCCCTCGGTCATCTTTCAAGTAGCAAAGGAATATAACAATCCTTACATACTTGTTGAAGTAAATGACATAGGAGACTCGATAGCAGCAACACTTAACTATGATCTAGAATATCCTAACGTACTCATGTGTGCTATGAGAGGTAGGGCAGGGCAGATAGTAGGACAAGGATTCTCAGGAACAAAGACACAGTTAGGTGTTAAGATGAGTATTACTGTCAAGAAAATTGGATGTGCAAATTTAAAAGCAATTATAGAAGAAGATAAATTAACGTTTACCGATTTCGATATTCTTCAAGAACTTACTACATTCATACAAAGAAAGCAAGCATGGGAGGCAGACGAAGGTTACCATGATGACCTTGTTATGTGTATGGTATTGTTTGCATGGTTAGTCATGCAAGACTACTTTAAAGAAATGACTGACCAAGATGTCAGAAGAAGAATTTATGAAGAACAACGAAATCAAATAGAACAAGACATGGCACCATTTGGTTTTATAGATGATGGTCTAGGAGATGATACATTTGTAGATGCGGATGGATCTTTCTGGTACGGAAATAAAGAAGAAACAGTTGATTATATGATTCCTGATCTGTGAAGAAGAAAAAGAAATGTAAAAAATGGAAATGTTCAAAATATAAAGGAAAAAAATGTAACTGCGGTAGAATACTATGATGGATCTTGATAGTCAATTTGAGTTAGAACATTTACTATTCAAAGATAGAAGATGTAGAACTTGTAATCAAATCAAGAATCTACTGGAAGATTTCTACATGTCAAGAAAACAAAAGAAAGGTTTACCATCTGCATATTCTTACGAATGTAAGGACTGTACAATCAAAAGAATAGTAGCAAAAAGAAAAAGTAAAAAGGAAATAAAGGAAGGTCACTATCCAGACTGGTAGGGTGTTCGTGTGTTGTTTCCCCTGTGGAGGGATAGATTTATCTAAATACTTCTAGATAAAATGATATCTTAGAGGTAAAATTAAATGGCAAGTCAAGTCTCGCCTGGTGTTGTTATTAGAGAACGTGATCTATCTACTGGTGTTTTGGTTGGTGTTTCTGGTCTTCGTGCTGGATTTGCATCATCATTTAGCAGTGGACCTGTAGGCAAAATTACAAATATAGGATCTGAAAGAGAATTAATTAATACTTTCGGAGCACCAGCTGAGGCAAACGCAGCAGACTGGTTAGTTGCAGCAGAGTATCTCCGCTACGGTGGATCTCTTGCGGTTGTTCGTGCAGCAACTGGTGTGCTTAACGCAACATTAGATGGTTCAGCAGTATTGGTTGGATCAAAAGAAGATTACGATGCTGGTGCTGGTTCATCAGAGAAGTTTATTGCTCGTACTGCTGGTGCAGACGGAAACAATCTTCACGTAGTTATTGTGGACAAAGGTCCTGACTTTACAATCGTAAAAACTGGTCACGGTTTATCAGTTGGTGGTACATACACTGACGATGCTGCTGTTGGACATGAGGTTGTAGAAGTTGTTGACGCAAACACAGTTAGAATTATACAAGGAACTGCTGCTCCTACTCCAGCAGCTGGAGATACATCAACAGCATTCAGCAATTCAATGTGGAACGCAACTGCAATTGGATCAACTGGTTTAACATATAAAGAAATAGGTCCTAGACCTGGTAGTTCAGCATTTGCAACAGAGCGTTATATCTCAATGGATGAGGTACACGTTGCAGTTATTGACACTTCAACAAATACAGTTGTTGAGAGAATGACATATCTCTCTAAGATATCAGACGCTAAATCACCAGAAGGTGCTTCAATTTATTGGAAGAACTATGTAAATGAATATTCTAATTACATTTACGCTAGTGCATTAACATCTGCTGAGTTTACTACACTAGGAGAAGATCCTGGTGCTGCTGTTGCATCTTACGGTGCTACATCTGGTGCTCCTATTAAGATTGCAAGAATTCTTAAGACTGCTGGTGGTGGACTATCAGGTGGTACTGATGATTACGCATATACTACAGGAGAAATTTCTGCAGCATATACACTATTCCAAGACACAGAAGAAACATCACTTGATTTTGTCATCATGGGTGGATCAATGGGTTCTGAGGCAGACACACTTGTTAAAGCGGGTGCTGTTGCTGCTGTTGCAAACACAAGAAAAGATTGCATTGCATTCATTTCACCATGGAACGGTAATCAAATTGCTAGTTCTGGTAACGTTGCATTAACTCCTGCACAACAATTAGATAATACTATTGACTTCTTCTCTAGTATTGGTTCTAGTTCTTATGTTGTTAAGGATAGCGGAATCAAATACACATACGATAGATTTAACGACAAGTATTGTTACATCGGTACTAATGGTGACATTGCTGGTTTATGTGTTTCTACTTCTATTATTGGTGACGACTGGATTTCTCCAGCAGGAACATCTAGAGGTGGACTACAGAATGTAGTTAAACTTGCATTCAATCCTAACAAAGCAGCAAGAGACGATCTTTATACTGCAGCAATTAACCCTGTTGTAGCATTTCCTGGTTCAGGTCCTATCCTATTTGGTGATAAGACTGCACTCGCTTCTCCATCTGCATTTGACCGCATCAACGTAAGACGTCTCTTCCTTAACATAGAGAAGAGAGCAAGAGTTCTTGCGGAAGGTGTATTGTTTGAGCAAAATGATACAATCACTCGTGCAAGTTTCAACGCTGCACTTAGTGGATATCTAAGTGAAGTTCAAGCACGTAGAGGAGTTACAGACTACCTAGTTGTTTGTGATGAGACAAACAATACTCCAGAGGTTATAGATAGAAATGAGTTTGTCGCAGAAATATTTGTGAAACCAACTCGTTCTATCAACTATGTAACTGTGACTGTTACAGCAACGAAGACAGGTGTTAACTTCACCGAAGTCGTTGGTAGATAATTAAACAAAAGGTAAAAACAAATGGCAACTAACAACGTATCTTCGTTCCTCCAAGTTATCGGTCAAGGCGTTAAGCCTAATATGTTCAATGTGGACATACAATTTCCTACTGGTTTCAATGATGCAACAATCAATGATCTCGCAGGAGGAGAACTAGCATCTGAAGGTGCTGGTGGTAACGCAGGAAAAGAATTAACTTCTATTCTTTGTAAGTCCGCAGCATTACCAGGATCTAACTTGGGTGTAATCGAAGTTCCTTTCAGAGGTAGAACAGTTAAAATCGCTGGTGATCGCACCTTCGATACATGGACTGCTACTTTCTTTAACGATAAAAACTTCAAGATCCGTGCTCTATTTGAGCAGTGGGCAAATGAAATCAATACTCACGCTGGTAACTCTGCTGAGAGATTTCTTCCAGATGCTAGTGGTGATGGTTATATGGCAAATCTTTTTGTCACACAACTAGAAAAAGATGACACTGCTAGTGGTTCTGCAATAAGAACATATCAGTTACATCATTGCTTCCCAACTAACGTTTCTCAGATTGATCTTGCATATGATAGCAACGATCAGATTGAAGAGTTTACTGTTGAATGGCAGTACTCATACTTCACTGCAGAGAAGTCAAAAGGTGGATCACAGAATCCAGCATCTAATAGATCTGAAGTAGCAACTGGAAAAGTCATATAATTAACTCTGCTAAATATAAGTAAGAGAACTATTATGACTAGGTAAATGAGTCAATTATTTGGATTCCAAATACAACGTAAGGAGGGAAAGAAGGGTCAGTCCCCTGTCCCTCCTAATGCTGAGGAGTCGATTGCTGTAGCAGCAGGAGGCTACTATGGAACGTATGTGGACACGGACAATCAAGCTCGTAATGAGTATGAAATGATCCGTCGTTATCGTGATATGGCACTACACCCAGAGTGTGACAGTGCAGTAGATGAGGTAGTAAACGAGTTTGTTGTGAGTGATGCTCATGACACTCCCGTTGAAATTAATTTAGATAATCTTGATGCTGGAATGGGTATCAAGAAAAAGATAAGAGATGAGTTTGAATATCTCAAAAGACTTTTAAACTTTGACAATCGAGCACATGAGATTGTCAGATCTTGGTATATTGACGGAAGATTATATTATCATAAAGTTATAGACCTAGAGAATCCTAAGAAAGGTATTACGGAACTTCGTTATATTGATCCTATGAAGATCAAGAAGGTTCGTCAAAAACTTGACCAGAAAAAGAACTTAGATTCTTTACAAAGACAAGCAATAAAAGGTACAGCACTAGAGTACGAGTACGGAACTTTTGTGGATTACTACCTCTATAATCCGAAAGGTTTTTATAAAGGTGGTGTTTTAGGACCTGTTGGTGACATGTCATTGTCACAAGGTGTCAAGATGGCAATAGATTCTATTACATTCTGCCCTTCTGGACTACAAGATTTAAACAAGAGAATGACTCTTGGTTTCCTACACAAGGCAATCAAGTCTCTGAATCAACTTAGAATGATCGAAGACTCTCTAGTTATATACAGACTTTCTCGTGCACCAGAGCGTAGAATATTCTACATTGACGTAGGTAATCTACCTAAGGTGAAAGCAGAACAATATCTCCGTGACGTCATGTCTCGTTATAGAAACAAGTTAGTATATGATGCTAACACAGGAGAGATGAGAGATGACAAAAAGCATATGAGTATGCTCGAAGACTTCTGGTTACCACGTAGAGAAGGTGGCAGAGGAACAGAGATTACTACATTGCCAGGTGGTCAGAACCTAGGTGAGTTAAAGGATGTTGAGTATTTTAAAAAGAAATTATACAACAGTTTGAACTTACCTCCATCTCGTCTTACAGATGACAACAAAGGATTTAATCTAGGTAAGACAACAGAGGTTCTCCGTGACGAACTTAAGTTTACTAAGTTTATTGGTCGTCTCCGTAAGAGATTTAGTGAGATGTTCCAAGACATGCTTAAGACTCAACTCATTCTAAAAGGAGTTATCGCTCCAGAAGATTGGGAAGATATGAAAGAGCACATACAGTATGACTTCTTATTTGACAATCACTTCAATGAATTAAAAAACATTGAGATGTTTAACCAACGCATAGCGACTGTCACACAGATGGATCCTTTTGTTGGCAAATACTTCTCTGTGGCACATGTTCGTAAGGAAGTTCTTGGTCAAACTAATCGAGATATGAGAGAGTTAGATAGGGAGATGCAACAAGAAATTGATGCTGGTATAGTTATGTCGCCACAGGATGTCAATACATTTGACACTATGGATCGTCAGAACACTGCATTTGCTCCAGAAATACAAGCACAAGCAGCTGATGATGCTGTAGAAAGGGAGTTAGATAAGGAGAAACGTGCACCTAAACCACCAGTCTCCGCATCTAAACCAACGAATAATAATAAATAATAAATGCTACAAGAATATTATGACTGAAAATCCAGATGTTAACAAAGAACTTGGTGCTGTAGATATTGTCGATAAGATTGACAATAACCAACGAGCATCTGCAATTGATGCAATCCATGACATGTTATTTGGCAAAGCTTCTCAAGCAATGGCAGATTACAAGAAAGTGGTTGCTAATACATTCTTTGACGAACCAACCGAGACAGAGATACCAAACAATGAAACTGATAACGGAAACGATTGAAGACGTTAAACTCATAACAGAGGAGAAAAACGGAAAGAAACTTCTTTATATTGAAGGAGTGTTCTTACAATCTGAGTTAAAAAATCGCAATGGTCGTATGTACCCCTTCCCTGTTCTTGACCGTGAGGTTAAGAGATACAATGAGGAGTATGTAAAATCAAAACGTGCTCTCGGTGAACTTGGACATCCCGATGGTCCTACTATCAATCTTGATAGAGTATCACATAGAATTGTTTCACTCAAAGCAGAAGGAAATAATTTTATGGGTAAGGCACAGATCCTAGATACACCAATGGGTAACATCGCTAAGAACTTACTTGGCGAAGGTGTTCAGTTAGGTGTTTCCTCACGTGGTATGGGAAGCATCGACAAGACAGAAAGTTGCAATGTTGTGCGTGATGACTTCATGCTCACCACTGCTGCAGATATAGTAGCAGACCCCTCCGCACCCGATGCTTTCGTTAATGGAATCATGGAAGGTAAAGAATGGGTTTGGTGTAACGGTATACTAAAGGAAACTGAAGTTGCTAAATATAAAAAGATAATGAGTGACGCAAGTCGCCGTGATGTAGAGGATAAAACGCTCCAAGTTTTTGAGCATTTCCTTTCAAATCTTTGATTCTATAAATAATTCATATCACTATACGGAAAATTATTAAGGTAAACTCTAATGTCAGATAAACTTAACGAAAAATTTGAGGAGTTTGCTACCGAGCAAAAAGTGACTATCGTGGAAGGCGACCCTATGCCGACTGTTTCCGCAAACGTCATACCAGGCACAGGTAGCGAACCATCTCAGGTTTCTGATGCACAGACATCAAATGGTGGCGGGAAAGATCCTATGCCAACAGTTGGTGCTGAAAAATCATATGGACAATCTGCTCCTGCAGATTTAGGTGGTACATCCACTACTCCTAATGAGCACGATGATGATGGAGAAGAAAATCCAGGTGCTAAGGCAGCCGCTCCTGTAGGAGACAAGGCAGCACAAAGCGATGGATCTGCTCAGACATCTAACATTGGAGATGCTGGTGATCAGGGTACACAACCTACAGTTGGTGCAGATGCTGCATACGGAACTGGTACAGGTTCTGCTGTAACCTATCCAATCAAACCATCATACGAAGACCTTGATGTCTCCGATGATGTCAACGCCCTACTAGAGGGAACAGAACTCTCAAAAGAGTTTGCTGAGAAAGCAAAGACTATCTTTGAAGCTGCTATCAAAGCAAAACTAAATGAAGAGTACGACAAGCTTGTAGAACACTTTGCTACAGAACTCGATAAGCAAGTAAACGCTGCTAAGGCAGAGCTTTCCGAGGAAGTAAATGGCACAGTAAACTACGCCATAGGTCAATGGATGGAGCAAAATCAAGTTGCTGTTGACCGTGGAATCAGAAATGAGATCACCGAAGACTTCATTGCGGGTCTTAAGGGTCTCTTTGAGGAGCACTACATTTCTATCCCAGACGAGAAAGTCGATGTGGTAGAAGGTATGGCTGACTCTATTCGTGAAATGGAAGCCAAGCTTGACGAACAGGTCAAAGCTAATGTGAAATTACAATCCCGTCTAAATGAGACTGCAAAAATAAATGTCGTGAACCAAGTTTCCGACGGATTGGCAGATACTCAAAAGGACAAACTCGCTGCTCTCGCTGAGGGTGTTGAGTTTACTACTGAGGAGGAGTTCTCTAAGAAAGTGAAAACTATCAAAGAGTCTTACTTCACAGAAAAAACTGTAACACAAAGTGAGGTTGCAGACGAAACACCAGTAGAAGGTGCAGACGATAAAGATATATCACCAGCAATGGCACAATATCTTTCCGCACTTAATACATGGAGTCAATAAATTATAAACCTATTTTTTCTTAACAAGAGCAAATGTTTAACTCAAAAGCTCTAACAGAAAAGTGGTCACCTGTTCTAAGTCATGAAGGTGCTGGCACCATCAAAGACAATTATAGAAAAGCTGTTACCGCTGTTTTGTTAGAAAA